TCCTGCCAACCAGCCAATGGTCAAAACCTCATAAGGAACACACATGACAGAAAACGTACAGCGCAGTAGAGGTCGTCCAGTAAATTACAAACTGGATCGCGGCGGCGTACCTGCAGAGTTTGGGCCATTTACAGGCATAGTCATGAGCACAGTGGATCCCACTCGTGCTGGACGACTACGAGTATTCATCGAAGCATTTGCCGACGGTGGCCCTGAGTCTATGAAGGACGAATCTAAATGGACCACTGTGAGTTACATGCCTTCGTTCTTTGGATCCACTCCAATCAATACTGCAACAGGCATCAACAACGAAATTGGCAAGTACCCCGGCAACGCCAACAGTTACGGCATGTGGTTCACTCCACCGGACACCGGAGTCACAGTGGTGTGTATTTTTGTCAACGGTGACCGCAGCCAGGGCTACTACATTGGGGTTATTCCTGAAGACGGTCTGGGCAGTCAAGTGCCTGCTGGTGCAGCGTCTAGCACTAGATTTGAATCAGACAATAAAAATCAACAGGCATATTTTGACAAAGCCACCAGACTGCCGGTGACCGAAATCAACATCAACAACGAAGCCATCTTCAATGATCCAAGATTTTACGATCAGATCAAGCCAGTGCACAGTTATGTGGCACAAGGACTGTTCCAGCAGGGTCTGATTGACGACATCGAACGCGGAACTATTACATCCAGTAGCCAGCGCGAGACTCCCAGTTCTTGTTTTGGAATATCAACTCCGGGCTTGCCAATTTTTCAGGGCGGCATGAAGCCCAATGACATACGCAAAAAACTCAACGACGGATCAATCAAACCCGAAGAAGCCCGGGTAATTGGTCGTGTGGGCGGCCACAGTTTGGTCATGGATGACGGCAACCTAGAAGGCGACAACGCCATGATCCGACTTAGGACTACCAAAGGACATCAGATCACCATGAGTGATACTGGCAATTTCTTCTACATCATTCATGCTAACGGACAAACATGGCTGGAATTTGGTGTGGAAGGCACGGTGGATGTGTTCAGTACCAACAGTATCAACCTGCGAACCAACGGTGACATTAACTTGCATGCTGATCGAGATATCAACATGTATGCGGGCCGCAATCTCAAAATGAAAAGCAAAGAAGCCATGGAGATTGAAAGCGTCACTACTTTGGTCATGCAGGCGCAAACAGATCTCACCTTGTACAGCAAAACAACTGTGGGAGTTAAGTCAGACGGTACTCTTGCCTTGGACAGCAAAGGTGGATCATGGGCAGGTGGCCAAAGCCTAAAACTCAAGAGCGATGTGATTGATCTTAATGGTCCTGCAGCACCCACAATAACTGCGCCCAACCCTATTGTCAAAACCAAGGTCGACGACACAAGATTCAGTACCTCCAAAGGATGGCAGGTGGATTTTGCCAACCTAGAAAGTGTCTGCAGTCGAGTAACCAGTCACGAACCCTATCCCTATCACAATCTGGGAGTGGATGTGGAAACAGAATTTGAGGCAGGCCCTCCAACGCCTCCTCCAGGTGCCGAACCTGTGCCACCTGGCGTGGAAATTATAGCAAAATAACATGGCAACATTTAACTTTACTTTGCCCAACGGCAAACCGTTTGAAGTCAAAGCACCACCCGGCTTTAGCCTTGAGCAGGCCAAGGCGGTGTTTGACAAACAGGCCGAAACAGGCAGCCTGGTTGGACTAAAGCCCGGCATGGTCCTCAGCGCGGCCACACAGGCAGCACAGGGCCTGGCCAGTGCACAAGCTTTGCTGACTCAGGCACAATCCGGAGTTGGCGACGCACTGCAAAGTGCGCTGGGTGCAGCAGGCGGTGCACTCGGCGGTAGTCTAGCTGATGTGGCCAGCGGACTAACAGGTGCAGTGGGTGCTGCTGTATCTGCATCAGGTGTGGCCTCTGTCGTGACCGGTGGTGCTGCCACTGCCATCAACACAATAAATGGAATTCTTGCCAATGCGCCAGTGGTCAACGAAATAAACTTTGCTGATTTTGCCACGCAAATATCTGGGGTAGCACAGCAGTGCTTGCACAGGTTCGAAAGCTGGTGGACCAGACCGGAACCATTGTGACTGATGCCAAAGGCCTGGGCGAATTTGGACTGACTCCGGCACAACTAGAAGCTGCTGGTATCCTGAAGCCTGGCATGGCCAAATTTGTAGCAGACGGAGCGTCGTCCATAACAGACCTGCTCCAAAGCCCAGCTGCATTTACTGGCAAAGATGCAATCACAGGAGTGCAAGATATTTTGAACAATCTTGTGAAACAAGGACTGATACAACAAGATCTAATGAAAAAAGGTCTTGATGCCCTCAAAGCATTTGGAATTCCTGCGGATCTGTTGAGTGCAGCAGGTGCAGCAGGATCTATTGTGAACGCAGCCAAAGATCCTCTTGCTGCTGTGGCCCTGCTCAAGAATCTTCCGGGCATTGGTGCGGATCTAGCCAACGAGCTTACACGCAACATCAAGGCTGGTGGCTGGGCAGCAGCATTGCAAGCAAAGATACCGCCTGAGTTCAAAGCAGAAACAGTGCCGGTTCCCACTGCCAACACAGTCAACCGAGACACTGTCAATGCTGCAGTAACCAGAGTACTAGGCAATCCCAAGATACCCGAACCCAACTACGGACCACCAGAGCGACCACCTGGCCTAGACGCTGAAGTAACTGAAGCATTGACAAAGGCCAGCACAGCAATCACTGAAGGTATAGCCACTACTGGTCAAGCAATCACAAGATTGACTGCAAACGTTGCAAGTCTTGAATCAAGACAGACTATTACTGCTCAAGAGTGGGAGGCTGTGAACAACGAGAGAGTTCAGGTGGGAGCAAAATATAACACCACAATTGTTCCAGTGAGTAGAGCGTTTAGCTCATTGTTTGATTCAACTACCAAAAGCATACAACAAGAGTTTGCAGCAATAAGCAAGCGACTTGATAAAGAAGCTCGAGAATTGATTACCAATGCTATTGCGCTCAAGACGCGGGTAAATGAGGACGGCGGCGGCGAATAAATAACCATATGGCACAAACATTCATTGGATTTAACACACAAGGTCAGTTCAAAAAATTCACCCTCACAGGATTTGAATTGATCAAACGTGATCTTTTGAATGCATTTAACATACGCCAAGGTCAGTTGCCCGGCCGACCAGGATACGGCACAGTGCTGTGGGACTTTTTGTTTGAGCCACAGCTGGAAGCTGTAGCACGAAACATCGAACAAGAAATCCAGCGTGTGGCCGGCGGCGACCCTAGAATCTACATCAACAGTACACAGGTATTTCCCCAGGGTAATGGCATATTAATTCAGATTGAACTTCAGGTTGTGCCCAGCACCGACGCTGAACGACTCAGTATCTTTTTTGATCTTGAGCAGCGCAACGCCACCTACGTATAACTGAGCCGTTTTTAGTCTCGATAAATAAAACACGAGGCTTACTAGAATGGCAACAACCACAAGACAAACAGCAATTTTTGGCGTTGAAGACTGGAAACAGATCTATCAAACCTATCGCGAAGCAGACTTCCAAAGCTACGACTTTGAAACCCTACGCAAAAGTTTTGTAGATTACTTGCGTTTGTATTATCCCGAAACGTTCAACGACTACATTGAAAGCAGTGAATTTATTGCGCTGCTGGATGTGATTGCGTTCATGGGCCAGGCGCTGGCGTTTCGTACCGATCTCAACACTCGCGAAAACTATCTAGACACTGCCGAACGTCGTGATTCAGTTACACGCCTGGCCAACCTGGTCAGCTACACTGCCAAACGCAACACAGCAGCACAGGGCCTGCTCAAAGTGTTTTCTGTGACCACAACAGAAAACGTGATCGATTATCAGGGTGTAAATCTTTCCAACTTTACCATCAACTGGGCTGACCCTACCAATCCTGACTGGCAAGAGCAATTTACTGCAGTGTTGAATGCAGCCTTGGTAGATTCACAGCGTGTGGGCAGACCCGGCAACCGCAACACCATACTGGGTGTGCGTACAGACGAGTATGCCATCAACCTGGTACAGGGATTTTTGCCAATTGTGCCGTACACTGCCACTGTGGATGGTGTCGTCATGCCATTTGAAGCAATGTCATCTACATCAGTGGGCGAAAATTACCTGTATGAGC